AATACAAATTTAAAAGTTTATAAATATGAGTAATACACGCTTTTTCAGAAAGTACGAATTTGGCAGTAAAGGTGCTGCAACCGCAAAAATAAACGCTTTAGGATTAGATGAGGATGGGAATCCTGCACACAAACACGCTATTGTCCATTTAGGGAATATCGTAGTAACTCCCGCAACCTTTGACGAAGAAGGAAACATTCTTACAGAGGCGGTGTTATCAGATACTTATCACATCGATGTATTGTGGGATGGTGAGCCTAATCCAGACTGGGACAATCAAATGGTTTTTTGTCCTCCTATGGGGTTACATACATTCGGAAGCAGTAAAGCTATTGCAGAATGGACTGAAACTTGCCGCAGTCTACATCCAGAGTACTTCCCAGAACCAGTTGAAGAAGGCATTTAAGATAATATTAATTTTAGCTTTAGCCTTTTATAGTTTAAGGGGTGTATGGTTTTTGATTTATATGTACTATATCTATGAAGGAGTTATCAAAGGATAGTAAGTTTTCAATTAGTCTTGAAACATTAGGGGCTTTAGCAGTTGCTTTAGGGACTGTTATCGGTATGTGGTATTCTTTACAATCAGAGATAGAACTTGCTAAACAACTTCCTCCAAGTGAAGTATCAAGAACTGAATACGACCTTAAAGACCAACTAATTAGAGAAACCATTATGAACACACAAGAAAAGGTGGAACAGAATGGGGATAAGTTAGACAAGATAGAAGAACGCTTATATCAGATAAGATGAAAAGGTTAGTTGTTTTGTTGTTGTTGTGTTTTGGGTCTGTATCGGCACAAGTTAAAGTCGTGCAAATCAATTCTACTTGGAACAAAAAAAACGACTTAAAGCTAAACCTAAAAAATTGTCAATACGAATACGCTTTATTAGAGAACTTAACACCCAACCTTAAAAGCCAAGTTAAAAGTGTTCCTTTTATTTATGTCATAAAAAATGGACATATAGTAGGTCAGTTTGATGGTGGGTTAAGAATGAAGTTAAATGTAACGGAGGAAGAATTACAACAATTTATAGATAGAATAAATGAAGCTAACTAAAAACTTTAATCGGTCAGAATTTGAATGTAAAGATGGTTCACCAATGACAGAGAACCAATTTAAAAACATTCAAGAACTTGCAAAGAATCTTCAGGTCTTAAGAGATGAATTAGACGAGCCTATTTACATCACTAATGCTTATCGTTCAAGAAAGCATAACGAACTAATAGGAGGCTCTAAAAACAGTCAACACACTTTAGGTAAAGCTGCTGATATTTATGTAGAAAGTCTTAAACCAAAAGAATTAGCTAAAGTAATTGAAGGACTCATAGAAGAAGGTAAGATGTCTGAAGGTGGTATAGGGATTTATACAAAGAATAAGTTTTTGCACTATGATATAAGAAAAACTAAAGCACGCTGGAATGGGTAAGCCTTTTAAAGAAACTAAAGTAGGAAAATTCCTTTTAGAGAAGTTACCTAACCTTGCAGGTGATATATTGCCAGATAAAGGCGTTTTAGGCATCGTAAAGAACTTAATTGACTCTGACGATAGTCTTACACCAGAAGAACGCAAAAGCCTCTTAAAAGACCTCTATCAGCTTGAAATAGAAGATAGAAATTCTGCAAGACAAAGAGAAGTAGAAGTAAAGAAAGCAGGAGGACAAGATTGGATGATGTTTGTTACTGGTCTTGTTGGCTTACTTTCTTTTATGTTTATGATTTATGCGGTGGTATACATTCCTTCTGTTTCAGAGAATGATTTATTTGTGCATTTAATGGGAATGATTGAGGGTGTGGTTATATCAAACATATTCGCTTATTATTACGGAACTTCAAGCGATAAGTAATGGCTAAACAAACAGCAGTAATTAAGGTAGTTAAACCAAAGGTCAAAAGACCTAATGTTCACGCTAAAACCAAGTCCTCACAATTAAAATCTTCCAAGTTGTACAAAAAAAAGTACAAAGGACAGGGTAGATAAAATATTTTTTTTATATTTGATGCATCTTGTTTATGCGTCTGAAATCACGATTCGGCAAGATTAATAAACTGGCAAGAATGGGAAGCTACCAAAGCCAGACTTCAACCTAAAGCAAACGAAGGGTAGTACTACACAGGAGTAGTGGAATTGCAAACCTAATTAACCTGTTAAAATTAGGTATCTGAAAAACTCTGAAGGCTTTGACGAAGTATGAGTAATTTGGATGGGTAGCGTAGGGCTACCTATATCCTCTAACAACTGAAACTTTTCTAAAGTATAAATAAATTATATAAATAATATATATTAATATACTATTATAAAGAAAAAAAAATATAATAATATACTATATGAAATTAGATATAAAAATAAAACAACACGAAGATTCAGATGAATTTTATGATATTAAATTATTTACTTACAAAGAAGTTATAGAAACTAAAGTAGATAAAGAAAACCTTCGTTATTTGATAGAAAAAATAGATAACACTATTATTCCTTGAAAAAAAGAAAAAGAAGCCGTAAACAGCTTATAATAGCTTTAGATAGGGTATTTTCTAAATACATTCGTACTAAAAATTTAAGGGACAATTTAGTTGAGTGTGTTACTTGTAAAAGAAGATACCCACTAAAGTCTATTCAAGCAGGACACTTTATGTCGAGAAGACATTATTCTACCAGATGGGATGAGGAGAATGTTTATCCACAATGTTATGGCTGTAATGTAATGCAACAAGGTCAGCAGTATTTGTTCTCAAAGTTTATAGATGAACAATTTGGAGAAGGATATTCAGATGTTTTACTTTTTAAATCAAGAGAAACAGTTAAGTTTTCAGACTTTGAATTAGAAGAAATGATTAAGGACTACACAAACAAGCTAAAAGATTTGGAAAAGAACTTAAATTGACTATATTTGTAATGCTGACAGGAAAGACTTTGTAGTAGTAGTTTTTTCATAGTAATTTGAATTAGTTTAGTGTTAAGGAAAGGGGAAGTTTAAACGCTTCCTCTTTTTTTTTGAAATTATTTGTTTATAATTAGAATTTATTTTTTATATTTGACTATCACTAAATTAATAATTATGGAAAAACGATTTACTTACCTACTTGGGTTATCCAAGCACACCGAAAACTATTTAATGCATAATGAACTTAAGGAACTAAAAAAAGACATCCTTAAGTTTCCTATGCTTCGAGTGGAGGCAATGGAAAAACGCATTAAAGAACTTGAACAAGACAATGAATTATTAACCGCTAAACTACAATCTTTAAAAAACTATTATGGACAAGACTAAACTACGAGAACTTTACAAAAAGTACGATTTACAACCTGCTGACTTTTTTAAACATCAGCACTACACAATCATTACACGACAAGGTATTGAAAAGATTATTGCAGCAGAGCAATTTGATATTCGATATGAGGTAATAAGATGTGAACCAGACTACGCAGTATTTAAAGCCACTATAACAAAAGATGGTGCTTATTTAGAAACCTTTGGTTCTGCTAAATATGGGGACTTTAAAAACGGAACAACTAATAGTTGGTATGTGGCAGAGATGGCAGAGAAAAGAGCGATGTCAAGAGCAGCTTTAAAGATGTCTGGCTTTTATCAATTAGGAGTCTTTGGAGAAGATGAATCCGAAAGCTTTAAGAAAAATGGATAAGTATACTGTTCAGAAGTTATTTAGAGGACACTATCAAGTCGTAGACGATAGAGGTGAATCCTTGTTTGAAGGTAGCATATCTGAATGTTATTGTTATCTTCGTTTATTTGTAATGAACTTAATAGAAGAATAAAATGGAATATAGTGAATGTTGTGGCGCACCGCCATATCTAAATCAAATAGAAACCGAAAGATGCGGTCAATGCAAAGAGAACTGCGAATTTTACACAGAAGATTAATTAATTAAGAGTAATTTTAAATATTTAAAAATGAGTGCAATTGTAAACTTTAGTTTAGACCTTACTAAACTACCAAAAGACAAAATGATTAAAGGTAAGAAAGGAACTTACATTAACCTTTCTTTAAGCCTAAACGACCAAACAAATCAATTCGGAAGCAATGCTTCGGTAGTGGTTACTCAATCCAAAGAGGAAAGAGATGCTAAACAAGACCGAGTGTATGTGGGAAACGGAAAGGTGATTTGGACAGATGGTACTATCACAACTGCGGATAAAGAAAATGCACCTGCTTTAACAAGTGCAGCGCAGCAACCAGATAGAGAGGATGACTTACCATTCTAATTAGAGGGGGGCTATATGCCCCCTTTTTTTTATCTTTAACACAAAACACTACACTATGCTAATTGATTACACTAAAGAACTACAACACCTGAACAAAATACGAAAGGGTGAAATACGAGAAGGTTATAAATTAGGAATACCTGAAATAGATGAATACTTTAGATTTAAGAAGGGAAATTTTAATGTAATACTTGGACAAGCCAATGTGGGTAAAACTTCAATGGCTTTGTTTTTAATGCTTTTATATTCTTTAAGACACGATATTAAGTGGGTAGTTTTTTCAAGTGAGAATGAACCTTATTCTATTATTAGAAAATTAATGGAATACTTACTTGCAGAACCTATCAATAAGATGTCAGAAGAGGCTTATAAGTATGGTACAGAGGTAATTAGAAATTACTTTAAATTTATTAGTCCTGAAAAACTTTATACCTATAAGGATTTGATTAGGTTAGCGGAAAGTTATAAAGCAGCTTGGGATTATCAGGGGATGTTAATTGACCCTTATAATAGTTTGATTAAGGATGCGGAAATGTCAAAGACAATAGATGGACATAGTTATGATTACCAAGCGATGACAGAATTAAGACAATTTTGTAAAAGAAATGAAATTAGTTTGTGGTTAAATGTTCACGCAGTAACGAGTGCTATTAGAATGAAGCATCCAATAGGACACGAATACGCAGGATATGGTATGCCACCAAGTGCAGGAGATGTAGAAGGAGGGGCGAAGTTTATCAATAGAGCGGATGACTTTTTAACTTTCCACAGATATACACAGCATCCAAGCGACTGGAATGTAACGCATATGCATATAAGAAAAACAAAAGAAACAGAAAGCGGAGGTAGACCTACACCTTTAGATAATCCAATAAGATTAAAATCTGTTTTAAATAATGTAGGCTTTGAAATAGATGGAGAAAACATCTTAAAAAGAGTAGTACACAATAAACAAGAACAAAAATTTGCTCAAGCTAACTTAAGAAAAGCATAAATGGACTGGGAATTAAGATTTATATTTAGTTTACCACACCAAAGGGTGTGTTTAGGATGGGAGGTTCTGTACCCAACAGAAGAATTTCCTTATCAAACTTTGAAGCTGTACTTATTATTATTAACTATTGAACTTGACCTATAATGCTTCAAATCTTATCACGACATCACAACTTATGGTTAAGTTATGTTTTAAGTTTTTCGGTAAATCCTGACACTGCAAAAGACATAGTGCAGGAATTTTACTTAAAAATGCACGATTACGATAAGGATATTATGATAGGCGAAAAGATTAATTTCTATTTCGTCTATTTGGTTTTACGGAATATGGTATTTGACCTAAAGAAAAAAGAGAAACGCTTTTACTTTACAGAAGAAATACCTTCCATAGAAGATGAAGAATACTTTGAAACCGACAACACAAAAAGTGAACACATAACCAACTGGTTAAACGACCATAATTTAGATGAGTTAGATTTAGACAACACACAAAATCTAAAAAACATTTATAACGCTTGTGTATTCAACGAAGTATTCATAGAGGGTAAAAGTATTGCTGAACTATCCAGAGAAACCACAATAAGCTATTATTCGCTTTACAACACCGTTAAGATAATCAAGAACGAAATAAAACATAATTATGAAACTGGGAACAACTTTAGAGAAGATATTTAAGCTT